AGAAATGGTTGCCTATTGTGTGCCAATCATCATACCGCAGGCAAGTTTTCAGCCCATAATGATTCTATCTGGTTTATGGATTGGTTTTTAAGGGCTCGTCCAGATGATTATGAATATCTACTTAAGAAGAAAAATGGAATATGGGATAAGGATTATGATAAGGTATTGGAATATTTGGAGAGAATTAAATTAATATCGAAGTTATAAGCAATCCTATATTGTATATATACTATATAGGACGTGGGATACATTTGTAGTTTTAAAACTTAAAGATTTTTGTGATATGGGTAAGAATTTAGAGGAGATAAAAAATGAAAATAGAATTCGTAAAGATATTCCTTAAAAGAGTTATTTTGTTCTTAGTGATACAAGCAAATGCAACAGTATGGTTTTATGTTGGAAAATATGATTTAAACCAGTTATGGGGTGGACTAAGTTTGATATTAATAGCTATCCCTATTTGCTTTATCTTAAATTGGATGGAGTTTGATAAAGATTGACAATAATAGATAATGAAAGAATAATAAATTTAGCAAATCAATTGGCCATAGCTACACCTATAACAAGAGATGAAGCCATAAGAATAATAGATTTTATTAATAGGGGAGGATTAGAAAAACTTATTAGGGGATTAGATAATGAAAACGATAAAAGGAGAAAACAAATGGAAAATAAAGGTTATTTCGTTGATATTTATATGGATGGCGAGATTCTTGATAGTACTTTATATGATTGTGATTCCGAGGATGAAGCTAAAGAAATGGCTTTAAAAAGTTTGAAATTTGTTATAAGGAGGCATAATGGAATCAGAGAAAAATAAGATAGGTTTAAACAGTGGTGAATTGGAAAAATCGCATCGCAATATCCATTTTAAAAATGAAGATGTAACTATTTCCTTTAAGAATAAAAAAATGCCGAAAATAAAGGCAAAACTTAGTGGCAAGATTTCTATTATAGAAATATTTGAGTGGCAGAAAATAGCCTTAGAATATGAGCCAGTTACTCCTAAGGGCCTTAAGAAGATGTCTGAGCAAATTGAATTTGAGGCAAGAGGAGAGAAATTTAAAATGACTTTTCGTTTGTAGATTTGCTCATTTATAAAAGATGGTAGTATAATATATTAAGATATGATTACAATAACAGAAAAAATAAAAGACTTATTAGATGAAAAGAAAGACGAAATAAACAGGAATAATTACTTTACACTAACGATAAATGTTCAAGACGGGTATCCGGTTAATGTAAAAATAGAACATAGTCTAAAGCCGGCATTTGAAAAGTAAATAAAAGATAATTCTGACTGAAACAATCAGAGGAATTTTAGGAGTATAAAAGCTCTTAAGATTCCTCTTTTTTATTTGGAGTAAGTTATGCAAAAAGAAAAGCATAAAATTAAAGATTCATTCCTTTTAATACAGTCATTAAATAGTAAATCGCTTATTGTACTAAATAGCGTTTTCAATACCCACTACACTAAGAACCAGATTAAGAAAAATGTTCGGGCCCAGCGAGCCTCTAAAAAATTTAAGTTCTGGGATAAGTTAATGAGGGAGAAGCCAGGCTTTAATAAGAGAGGGGAATAATTGCATAGTTGGAAATATAAGAAGTTAAAAAATGAGCAGAGGAAAGCAAGGCGAAAAAGAAGGCGACTGGTTGCAATAAGCCATGCTAAAAGAGATTACATGGATAAGATTTTACAGGGTGAAAAAGAAGTAAAGAAAACTGGTTATATAAATCCAGAATTTTTAGCAAGAATGAAGAAAATAATATGGCGAAATGTTTTAAGGAATAAGGCATGAGTAGGAGGAGAAAATATAATAAATTAATTTTAATATACAAAAATAAAGAGGTTGAAATATATGATAAAAAGTTAATAGAAACAGTTGCAAGATATTCAGATTTAATCGATATAATAGAAAATCCAGGTAAATCAGGCTATCTGATTCTTGTAAAAAAAATAAAGCCTCAACAAAAAGAATTGATATCAGCTGAACTTATAGAGGCAAAGAAAGATTGTGAATGGCATTTAAGAAAAATAAAAGGTATATGCCGTGAATATACTGGATATTATAAAGATGTTCCGGGTGGTATAAAAAAATAAGGCTTGACAAAACATACCTAAAGTATGTTAAAATATGTAAGATAGGCGAGAGCCGTCAAGAGATATAAAATTTATATAAGACTTCAAGAGATTGGGGTCTTTTTTTTATGCCCTAAAACTATGTGTAACTGCAAAAATGTAAAAATGGGCTCATACTCAAACCAGACAACCTTGGTTTATCCAGATTGGTTTAAGTCAAAACATAAAATAAGAGTAGTTGGAATAGATAACTGCATAGTGGGAGAAATTAAAGATTTATGGAATAAGGGAATCCAAACTACAGCGAGTTGTTGTGGACATAATACTTCACCTGGGATTATATCTGTCCTGCCAAAGTATGTAGAGAAAATGAAGAAACTTGGTTATGAGAATTTTGGTGGGTGGACTAGAGAATTGGAAGAACCAGAAACACATTTTAAACCTAAATCAGTATAATGCTAAAAATCTTAGACTTAAATATAGACCTAGAAGGATTACTCAAAGAAGAAACAATTTGCCTCATTGCCAGAATAGGTAATAAGCTATATAAGAAAAAGGTATTGGATAAATATTATAAGTTTTGGAAGAAGTTTAAGAACGCTACCCGGGCTAAGAAGTTTATAAAGAAAATAGAATTGGAATATGGAATTGAATATTTTGGAACGCCTAACCATATATATTTATCCAATAAGTTAATATAACCACAGCAGGGATAGTCTCCCTGCCTGGAGCCAGTTAGTAATTCCCTAATAGAATGGGAATAGAACGCTGGCTTTCTTAATTATGGAAAATTATTAAGTTTGTCTGTGGTGGCTGAATAATCCTTAGTGTGAGGATAAAGCATTCTTGGGCCATCCGAAGGGGTGGGGGGAGGTTGTCTGGTTCCCACTTGTATTCAAAGCTAGCACTACCAGGCTTGAGAGAGTTCATTCTAGATATAAGCGTTCTCTCTCCCACAGGCAATTCATTTTAAATTATGGAAATACAAAAATTAACTCCAGAAGAAATACAAACGTTGCAGGTTGAGGCTGCGCAAAGAATATTAGCCCTAAATGTCAACATTCTAGCAGAGGCAAATAATGAATTGTTTCTAGCATTAAGAGAATTGGGAGAAGCCAGAATAAAAGTCGAGCAGATTAAGAATAAAAAATCTACTGTGATTGAACAGAATAGAGCATTAAAAGCGGTGATACAAAATGGGTAATAAAGTTTCCGATATAACGGAAGAAAAACGGGAATATCAAGAGAAACCTGGCGGTCAATTTAAGAAAGGTAATCCTGGTAGACCACCTGGAATTAAAAATTTTACAATATCTGATTTGATTGAAGCAATAAGAAAAGTAGAAGAAGAAAAGAAAACACCACTATATGAAAAGTTTGTTAATAAAGCTTATGTAAATCCTACAGTATTGATAGCACTTATTAAAAAGTTAATTCCTGATAAGACTCATACTGAAATTGAGGGAGTAGGAGATACTGAAATTATAATGTCAACTGCAAGGGATAGTTTTAAGAGGAAATTAGATGATATCGCAAAGAGGTTAGATGAAGTTGGAAAGAAAACCAATAAGCAAAATGATAGCAACATTGGCAAAGATGCCGATGGAGGCAAGAAATGATTTTATTAATAATTTATCTGATAATGAAATAGTAAGTGTATTATATGATTGGGAGAAATGGGCAAGACCTGAACAACTTGAACCTGAAGGAGATTGGACATTCTGGCTAGTAAAAGCAGGCAGGGGTTTTGGTAAAACAAGAACTGGGGCAGAATGGATTAAAAAAAAGGAAGGACAAGGTTTTAATAGAATTGGACTGGTTGCACCCACAGCTGCGGATTGTAGAGATATTATGGTTGAGGGTGAATCTGGAATACTTGCTGTATCACCACCTTGGAATAGACCTTTATATGAACCATCAAAAAGAAGACTTACCTGGCCTAATGGAATAATGGCAACTACTTACTCAGCAGAAGAACCTGATAGACTTAGAGGTCCACAGCATGAGATATTATGGTGTGATGAGATAGGACATTGGAAGTATCCAGAAGCATGGGATATGGCCAAGCTGGGATTACGGTTAGGTTCTAAACCACAAGCAATAATTACCACTACTCCTAAGCCGGTTAGAATAGTAAAGGAATTAATTGGAGACAAAGATTGTGTAATAACTGGTGGAAATACCTATGATAATATAGTCAATTTAGCAGCAGCATTTTATAAAACTATTGTCTCCAAATATGAAGGAACAAGATTAGGTAGGCAGGAAATCTATGCAGAGCTTTTAAAAGATACCCCCGGGGCTTTATGGACAAGAAAAATGATTGATGATCTGAGGGTTAAAAAAGCTCCAGAACTTATAAGAATTGTGGTAGCAATAGATCCAGCGGTAACCAGTGGAGATGAATCAGATCAGACAGGAATTATCGTAGGAGGCATAGGAGTAGATGGGCATGGTTATGTCCTACAAGATTTAACCTGTAGAATAAGGCCAAACCTATGGGCAAAAAGAGCCATTAATGGATATCATAACTGGGAAGCAGATAGGATAATTGGAGAAGTTAATAATGGCGGAGATCTGGTTGAAGCTTTAATAAGGACAGTAGACCCTGACATACCATATCAAAAAGTATGGGCTTCAAGAGGAAAAAGGACAAGAGCAGAACCAATAAGTGCTTTGTATGAGCAAAAAAAGATACATCATGTCGGGAAGTTTGATGACTTAGAGGATCAGCAATGCAGTTTTCTACCAGAGGGTTCTGGTGAATCTCCAGATAGAGTTGACGCTTTGGTATGGTGTTTTACATTCCTAATGCTTGAAGATACAAAGTTTAGAATAGCAAGAGCTTAGAAGGGGAATGATGAAATGATAATAATTTTTATAATGGTGATTTCTTTGATAGTGATTTTACCGATTTCTTTGTATTTGAATTATATAAGGATTGTAAAAAGAAACCACAAAAAAAAGCAAGAAGAATATATGAAGAAACATCCTCATAGCTATGGGATTGGAGAGTTGAGTTTGTAATGACAGACTTAACCTGGGAAGACGGAGTTGTTTTAACAGATAAATATTACGGAAAGTTTAAAATTATATATGAGACAAGTACTGAAAAGGGAGCTTGGAGACTTTATTTTGAAAGCTATAAGGGTGCTAAAATTACCTATGAATTGTTTGAAGGGGATATGGATGATGTTGTTGCTAAGGGAATGAATTTATTTAATGGTGTAAAAGATGAGGCATTAACCTTAGAGGATATAAATGGAGTGGCGGTGGTTTAAGATGGCAAAATTACCAGATTGGATAAAATACGAAGGAGTATCTTCAAAAGATGGTAAATATTTTTGGAATTTTTCAGTAAAGTATATTCCATTAAGATTTTTTTTAGGTGTTATAAGAAAAAGTATAAGCTGGAGAATTTGGCAGTATCCTAAAGTAGTAAGGGCATGCCTTGATAGAATAGGAATAGTCTTTCGTCCTCTATCTTGACAGGATATGAACGATTTTTTTAGATTTAACAAAAATAAGAGGCTCTACAATGACCATAGAGAAATGAAAATTAGCAAGTTAATATAATACTATTAATAAATGCCCTTTAAATTTTGAGTTTGGAGGGTTTTTTATTTCTAAAAACAATTAATTTTAATATAGATTCAGGAGTTAAAATTTGGTTAATAATAGATTAATTAAAATAAGTCTTAGAGATAGGCTTAAATTTTTATTTACTGGAAGAACGAAGTCCTATACTTTAGCGGAACTTATGCCCTCACAGTACAGTGGCCAGCCAGTATGGAGTGAATGGACAACTGATAACGCTATACAGAATGGACTAAAAGTTTGCTCTTATGTTTACAGTTGTGTTTACCGGTTAATGAAAGCAGCAGCATCTGTACCCTGGATAGCTAAGATAAAAAAAGGTGAAGATTGGGAGCCAGTTCCGGGACATCCTATTGAAGAACTGATGGCAAAACCTAACCCATTTATGTCTGGGCAGGATATGATAGAGAGAGCTACATCACATCTTTATCTTGGAGGCAATGCCTTGTGGGGAAAGGTACGAGCGAGAGGAATTGTAGCTGAACTCTGGCCTTACTATCCAGATAATATAAAACCAGTAAGGAGCAAGCAGGAATTTATATCCAGTTACAAATATACTGATGCTGGGATCATAAAATATATTGAACCTAAAGATATTATTCATTTCATGTTTATAGATCCGGGTAATATGTTTTGGGGTATGTCTCCACTGCAGGCTGCTGGTAGAGTTGTAGATACAGAAGTGGAGATGACAAAATGGAATAAGGTTGCTCTGCAGAACAGGGCGATTTCAGATGGAGTTTTTTCCTTTAAAGAATCAATGACAGATAGCCAGTGGACCGAAGCAAGAAAACAGATTAGAGAGCAACACATGGGAGCAGAGCACGCAAGGAATCCCTGGGTATTAAGCGGAGGAGCAACCTGGCAGCAGATGTCGCTATCTCCAATAGACATGGATTTTATAGCTGGTAAGAAAATGACGAGAGAAGATGTCTGTTCAATATTTGGTGTACCACCTCCACTGGTGTGTTTTTATGAGCATGCTACATTGGCCAATCTTTCAGAATCAAGAAGAGTATTCTGGCTGGATACGATAATCCCATATTTGCAGGACATTAAAGAATGTTTGAATCTTACATTAGCACCAGAGTTTGGCCCCGATATAAAACTTGTATATGATCTGTCAAACGTAGAAGCAATAAGAGAGAAATTTAAGGAGAAAGTTGAAACAGGAGAAAAATTATTTGCAATGGGTATACCTCTAAATGAGATTAACCAGAAACTGGAACTTGGATTTAAGGACTATTCCTGGGGAGAAATAGGGTATGTAAGTGCAAGGTTATTTCCTGTAGGTACAATTGGTAAAGAAGATAAAAAGCCAACAGAACCAAAAAAGTTGACAGCTTCTAAAAAAGATTTAAAAAGCTTCAACCTGCAAACAGAAGAACAAAAGGTACAATACTGGAAATCATTTGAACAGATGAGATTTGGTTGGGAAAAGGTGATACAGGGTAGTACTGTAAAATTACTTGAAGAAGAGGCAAAGATATATTCAAAGGCATATAAAGATGTAGATGGCAATATCAAGAAGTTAGAGAAAGTTATAAATGGAAGAATTGATGAATGGTCAGAGATGCTAAATGCAGTCTACCAAGAAATTATAGTAGATTTTGGAGAAAAGACATACAGTGACCTTTTGAAATCATATAGATTATTTGCAAAGAAGTCTATAAAAGGACTAAAAGATTTTGACCCATATCATAACCTTATAATATCCTGGAGTAAGGAATGGAGTGCCACACGAGCTACTCTAATATCAGAGGGAAGTAAAAGTTTCTGCAACAGGATAATTACTGTTGGCGTTGATGCCAATAGAACAATAGATCAAATTTCAAAGGACTTAAGAAAATATTATGACCAGGATAAAATTTACCGTTCATACAGAATGGCAAGAACAGAAGTTGTTGGTTCTTCAAATTATGGTTCATGGGAAGGAGCAAAGCAGGCCAATATTCCTAAAATGTTAAAGACATGGGTTAGTGCAAGAGATGACAGGGTAAGGGATAGCCATACAGAAATTGACGGGCAAACAGTAGGAATGGATGGCTTCTTTTATATTGGAGGCTATCCAATGAATTATCCAGGGGATCCCGCAGGACCAGCTATAGAAACAATAATGTGTAGATGTGCAATTTCATATAAGACCGGTTAAATTATAAGAAAGGAGGAAAATTATGCAATTTAAGGATACAAAAATAGACTTTGATATTGATATTGAAAAGTGGGAAGTTGAAGCTTATGCCTCAACATTTGGAAATGTAGATAGTATGCATGAAATTGTTGACAGGGGGGCTTTTACCAAAACAATAAAAGAGAGGTTTCCTAAGAATCTTATAAAAGGTTTCTGGAGACATAGAGACCCATTTGGTGTTTGCAAGCATATTGAGGAAGATTCTACAGGACTTTTGACTGTTACCAAAGTCTCAAAAACTACTGTAAATAAAGATAATATGATACTGATAAAAGATAAGGCTGTCGATAGAATGAGTATTGGTTATGATGTTATAAAGCGTGAACCTGATGAGGAAAATGAAAATGATATACATTTAAAGGAACTAAGGCTTTACGAATACTCACCAGTTCCGATAGCTGCCAATGAAGAAGCTTCTATACTCGATGTTAAGTCAATGTCAGCAATAGATTTTTTTGACCTGCTATCAAGAGCAAATATGAAGTTTGATATTGATACCAAAAAGGCTACTTCTTATTCTAATTTACCCTTAGCTGAAAGGATGCATAAGTGGGATGCAAATGCAGCCAAAAAAAGAATAGCAAATTGGGCAGGAGGACCAGATAAGGAAGATGTAAATTGGAGTAAATACAGGAAAGCATTTTTCTGGTATGACCCAGAGGAAGCAGATAATTTTGGAGGATATAAACTCCCATTCACTGATATTATAGGTGGCAATCTTACAGCAATACCAAAGGGAATATTTGCAGCCGTAGCAGTAATTCAGGGAGCAAGAGGAGGAGTAAGACTTCCATCTTCAGATGTGAATGGAGTTAAATCTCATATTGAAAAGTATTATGCCAAGATGAGAGGCAAATTTGATGATGATACTATAATTGCTCCTTGGAAGAAAGAAAGCTTAAATCTTATATCAACTTCAGGTAGACAAAAACTCACAGAGGCAATGGAAGTATTAAACCAAATTCTTACACTTACTGATACTGATGCAAAAAAAGATGAAGATACTATAAGAGATATGCTTAATGAAATGCAAAGTTATCGGAAAATTATAGGAGGTTAATATGCCACCAGTAAAACCATATCCTAATGAGCATGCCTGCAGATTGCGTGATCCAAAAGATTTTAAACCTGAAAGTTTTAAAAGAACCACCAGAAAACATGAGGGTAAGGAATATAGTATAATTATGGGACGTCTAAAAGGTGAAACTAAAATGACTGAGCAAGCTTACAGATATAAAAAAGATATCTGGACAGCTTCTTCCGCAAGGACTCATTGTAAAGATCATGATGGTAGATTTGAGGTTGCTGCTAAAAATATGGAAAGAGAGGCTAAAGTTTTAAAGGATATTCTTAATGAAATGAGAAATTTTAACATAGAAATTAGAAATTAATTGACTTTAGAAATAAAATTATTTAATAATATCAAAAGTTTCAATAGCACTTTTAGTTCTATAGGAGCCGAGAAATCACTCCTGTGAAATGTGAAGTCGCTTTAAGAGGGTTGTTTGAGCCAGCCCATAAGCTACTCAAATATTTTAGTCGGTAATTAATTATACCCAAAAATAAATAAGAAAGGAGAATATAACTATGGAATTAGAAGAACTACAAACTTTATTTAAAGATGAGTTTGCAAAATTTAAAGATATAAATGAGAAGCAGGCAGCCGAAATAAAAGAGCTCGGAGTCGGTAAGGAAAGCACTGGTAAAGAGATAGATAAATTAGGAAAAACTCTCAAGGATATACAGACCGAAATAGATAAAGGTTCTAAAGAGCTTGAGGAAAAAATGAAAGTGGTGGATGAGAAATCCAAAGAAGTAGAAGAAGCTCAAAAGAGAATTGATGAGTTTGAAAAGCAGATGCAGAGGCCAGGCTTTGGTGCAAGTGGAGAGGAAATGAAGACTCCAGGGGATGAGTTTACAAAAAGTGAAATCTATAAAGGAATGCTTGAAAGAAAAGATGTAAATTGTCCTCCAGTTAATGTAAAGAGTTTTTATAAAGCAGATGAACTTGTATCGGCAATAACTGGTGGTAACTTAGCAGTTGCTTTAAGATTTCCTGAAATAATTACCCCGCCTGAAAGACCTTTGAGAATAAGAGATCTACTTACTGTTCAGCCTATAGGTACTAATGCTATTGATTATGTAGAAGAAACTGGTTATACAATCAATGCAGCACCAGTAAAAGTGACAAAGGCAAAACCACAGTCAAAGCTGACATTTGAACTGAAGACTGAAGCAGTAAAGACTCTTGCTCACTGGATACCAGTTTCAAGGCAGGTACTAGCAGATGTGTCTCAAATTAGAGCCTATGTTGATAAGAGGTTAATTTATGGTCTCAAGAGAGTTGAGGAAGACCAGATCCTTTATGGGAATGGTGTTTCTCCTAATCTTACAGGGATTATGAATAATGCAAATATACAGAGCTATCTCTGGTCTAATGGAACAGTTGGAGATACAAAAATAGATTGTATTAGAAGGGCAATGACTCTGGCAAGACTGGCTGAATATGAGGTAACTGGAATAGTATTGGCTCCACAGGATTGGGAAGATATAGAGTTACTCAAAGGTTCAGATGAGCACTATGTTTGGATAACAGTTACCCAGGGTGGACAGTCAAGATTGTTTAGGGTACCGGTTGTTGAAACCACAGCTATGGTTGCAACTGAAGCATTAACAGGAGCTTTTGCTCTTGGAGCATATTTGTGGGATAGGGAACAAGCAACAATAAGAATCTCTGAGCACCATGCAGATTTCTTTATAGAAAATTTAGTCTGCATATTGGCAGAAGAAAGAGTTGCTTTAACTGTATTCAGGCCGCAATCTTTTGTTAAGATTACTTTTGATAGTGCGCCTGCAGAGAGCTAATAGTAAAATAGAATAGAATAAATAAGCAGGGAGGTATTAACTGTCTTCCTGCTTATTTATGATAGCAAAAACATGATTAATATAAATATTATATATCCTAAAGATAACTGGATATTGCAAAAAATAGGCCTGGAACTCACGAAAATAGAGGACAAGAATATACAGATAGTAACTGGGCCGGGAGATATAAATTATTATATAGACTGGGTATATTGGCAAGAAGTAAATAATCTAACAAAAGGTAAGTTTGACATAGTCTCTTTTGCCCATTGCAGTAAACCAAAAGAGCATAAACTTCCCATATTAGATAAGGCAGACTTAGTAATTTGTATGTCCGTACATGGTAAGCAGTGGCTTACCGAAAAGGGAATTGAAAGTAAGAAAATAGAGATTTGTCCTTATTTTGGAATATCAGTTTCAACAAAGAAAAAGATACTAATAGGAACAAGTGGTAGAAATTATGCAGATGATAGAAAAAATTGGCAAGAGATTGAGCAGTTAAAAAAAGATTTGGATAGTAGTATATTTGAATTTAAACATTGCAACACCACAAATGATGAGTTCTTTAGGGACATAGATTATTATTTGCAGGCATCAAAGCAGGAAGGTGGTTGCATGGATATATTAAATGCTATTTATAGTAGAACTCCTGTGGTATCAAGAGATATTGGATTTATTCGTAGTCTTAAAACTGCTGGAGATTTTATATATGAAGATTATGAAGAACTACTCCTGTACTTTAAAAATATAGAAGAAAATATAAAAGCCAAAGATAATTGTATAGAGAATTGGACTTGGAATAATTTTAGAGAATGGCATATAAGTTTGTTTAGGAGAGTTGTATGAATGAGATTGCAGTTTATACAGTAATAACAGGGAATAGAGACCCTTTGCGAAATGAGCAAGTTACAGACGGAGCTGATTTTATATGCTTTACTGATAATAGTAATTTAAAATCTAATGTCTGGAAAATAAGGAGAGCCTGCAATCTATTTGTTGATCCGAGCCGTAATGCGAAAGTACATAAGGTCTTGGCACATAAATATTTAGATGGATATAAATATGTACTTTGGATGGATGCAAATATTAGTCTGATAGTACCAGCTAAAATTTTGGTTAGTAAGTATTTAAGAAAAAATAATATTGCACTCTTCAGACATAATACCGGTAGAAATTGTATTTATGATGAGGCTAATGTTTGTATGAATTTAAAACTTGATAGTATAGATTTAATAAAAGAACAGATTTTTCACTACAAGAAAGAGGGATATCCTGAACATAATGGACTTTTTGAATGTACGATTCTTTTAAGAAAAAATTGCGATGAGGTTAAGAAGTTTAATAATTTTTGGTGGGTAGAAATTTGTAGATATAGTAAAAGAGACCAATTAAGTTTTAATTATTCACTGTACAAGTTAGGTATAAAAGTAGGTGTAATGAAAGGAAATATTATTGATAATAAATATTTTCAAAAATTTCTTCATCCCAGACTTGCAGTAGTATAAGAAAAATGGATAAAATTTTTAAATTTAGAGGCAAAGAATATAGATATGTTGATATGACTTATAATTATACAAGTCTGAATGAGAGACGAGTTGAATTGCCTATTGCTTTTGAGTTTGTGGATGGCTCTGATAAAAATGTAATAGAAATTGGAAATGTATTAAGGCATTACAGAGGAGATTATTTCCACGATGTCTTGGATTTAAATGAAAAATCCCTTTGGCCTACAATTAAGGAGAATGTCCTTCAATGGGAACCGGAGAAAAAATATTCAATGTGCGTTTCTATTTCTACTGTTGAGCATACATCAAATCCATTACTTGCAGTCCGAAGGATTTTAACTTTTGCACCAAGAGTTCTAATTACATTTCCAATTGGACAAAATTGTGAAGTGAATAGAATACTGGATAGACTCGAGAATATATATTTTATGAAACGGATAAATAAAGAAAACGAATGGATTGAAACTACAAGAGAAGAAGCCAGAAAAATGAAATATAATATACCATTTAAGTGGGCAAACGCTATAGCTGTTTTAATAAAATAAAGGAATTAGATATGTACGAAGATGAGAAGAATTTATTTTTGAAGATTCATGGTTATCCTTTAAATCTTGAGAATCCACAATCTTTTAATGAGAAGATTATATATAAGAAGTTGTTTGATAGAAACCCATTACTGCCATTGACAGCAGATAAATATAGGGCAAGACAATATATAAGAGATAGAATTGGTTGGGAAGCAGATAACCATTTAATACCATTGCTATATGTTACTGATAATCCTGAGACAATACCGTTCGATAGGCTGCCAGAGGAATATATTATAAAGCCTAATAACGGAGCGGGCAGATGGATTTTAGCTGAAGGAAATAATTATGAAATTAATTATACATGTAAGCAAGAAGTCAATCTTAGTAATAAGGAAATAATAGATTATTGTGAAGATTGGTTTAAGACAGTTCATGGGTCACAGTGGTATGAATGGGCATATAGTCAAATTGAACCACTGATTGTTGTTGAAAAATTACTTCATGAAAAAAGTGGAAAGCTCCCAGACGATTATAGAATTTGTATGTTTGGTGAGAAATGCAAAATGATATATGTAACTACCCCAAATCAAGAGACTTTTAGTTATTATGATGAAAATTGGGAATCAATGGATATAGTAAGACCTGGCCATAAAATTGGAGAGATAGTAGAAAAACCTAGAAGTTTTAATAAAATGATAGAATTTGCAGAGAAGTTAAGTAAGGGTTTTGACTTTATAAGAATAGATTTCTTTTTGGTAGATGATTATATATATTTTAGTGAGATAACGCATTACCCAGGTTCTGGACATGGCAAACTTCCTAGAGATATTGATTTTAAATTAGGAGAATATTGGAAAATATGTTAGACGTATATAAATATGCAATAGAAAATAATGTAGCCAAATATTCAGCCATAGGAAATCCTGAGTTTAGAGATTTTTTCAAGAATACAAAAATAGATACTGTGGTGGAAATCGGCACATACAGGGGTATATCCACAGCATATATTGCTCAATTTGTAAATAAAGTATATACATTTGATGTCATAGATTATGTTGAAAAGTATAAAGTCTGGGATGACGCAGAAGTGAGGAATAAGATAACTTTTTACTTGATAAAAGGTAGATATGGGAATGTAATTAAGAATCATGAGGGAGAATTTCCTGCAAATCCAAAGGCTATAGATATTAAACCAATACTGGATAATATAAAGTTTGACTTTGCTTTTGTAGATGGAAGACATAGCTATGGTAATGTGAAAGCTGATTTTGAACTTGTGAAGAAATGCGGAAGAGTATTATTTCATGATGTTGCACCAAAATTCAGTCCTATACATAAATTTGCTTTAGAAGTAAAACTTAAAATTATTGGTAATATTGGTTATTGGGAAAGAGTTAAACAATGTTAAAAAAATATGTAAAGCATCCTAAAGTTTCAATCATAATTCTTATAAAAGATGCATTAAAATATGTAGACAGATGCCTTAGAAGTCTTAACAGATATACTAATAATTATGAACTAATTCTGGTTGACAATGATTCTAAAAAAGAGACTAAAGATTATCTCAAGAAGCTAGATTGGTTTGATTTTACTCTGATTACAAATGAAAAAAATAAGGGATTTGCTTATGGATGCAATCAGGCAATTAGTGTGGCTACTTCTGATTACTATTGTTTTTTAAATTCTGATACTGTGTTATCTGAAAACTGGCTAGGTAAAATGATGAAAGCATTCACCTTATATAGTGATGTGGGAATAGTGGGCCCTTCAACATGTCACAGCACAGGCTCTCAACATAACCAAAAGCTTTCCAAGATAAGATTTGAGGCAACACAGGAGTTTATTAACCAGGTAGCATTTTCAATGAAGGAAGAATATGTATTTGTTGGAGTAGTGGGGTTTTGCTGGATAATTAAAAAAGAGGTATTTAGTAAGATTGGATTTTTTGATTGGAAGCGTTACGGGATGGCTACCCATGAGGATATAGATTTCTTGTGGCGTGCTCAAAAAACAGGTTACAGATCTTGTTGGGCAAAAGCAAGCTATGTTCATCATTATGGAAATCGTACCACATTAGAGATGGGACTAAACCCAACAAAAATGAGAGTTAATAATAAACCAAAATTTTTGGCAAGAAAAAGAAGTAATTCTAATCTTTATGTTGAAAATGGGACAGTAGTAGAAGATGTAAAAAAGATAAAAGGCAAAATTCCAATACTGATAATATCCTATAATAGACTGGAATATACAAAAAAGGCAATAGCCTCAATCCTAAAAAATACTATTTGGCCTTACGAACTCTTTATATTTGATAATGCTTCAGATGCAAACACTAAAAATTATCTGAAAACTTTAGAGGACAATGCCAATATAAAGATTCACTATAACAGGACAAACAGTGGGCTTATGCCACCAATGGTTGCTTTCTTTAAGAAATATCCAGATTATAGATATGTTGCAAAAGTTGACAATGACACTGTAATTTCAAAAAACTGGCTAAGTAAATTAAAAGAAGTTATGGATATCTATCCTTTCTTTATTTGTCAAGCTGACCATTATCTTATGTTGAAATTTAGAATTAAGACCAATGATGAATTTTACCGGCATCTATATAGCTTGGATTTTAAAGGAAATAAACTTTACCTGTCAAAAAATGGAGGCGGGACAGGAATACTTATAAGACGTCAGGTAGCTGATAGACCAATTGAATCTGTAGGAGGATTGGGAGGCTGGCTGAGATATCAATATAAGATGTCAGAAAACTGGGCGTCAGCTTTCTATACAGGAGTTTGGATTGACAGGTTGGACCAAACAGCAACCAATAAATACAAAACTCCACCTGATTATCCAGCCTATAATGGAATAATAAAAAAGCTCCGTCCCAGAGGAACTAATTATGAGGCAATCCCTATAAAGCATTTAGAGAATGTAAGAAAAACTGTAAAAAGATGGTGGGAAATGGATGAGATATATTTTAAAGGAGCAACTTCTGGAATAGTAATTAAAGAACCAGATCTTCAAAGCTATTTTGCAATGCAGGCTCTTAAAACTTTTGTAGGGGGCAATAGGATGGTTAGAAGAAATAATGAATTTGTTGCCATTGGCAGATATGCGCAACAATTAATTGGATATAAGATTGCAATTTGTCTAAATAAAATAAGTAATTTTGACCCCAAGAAAGAAAAAAGACCAATATTTAAGGAGGTGTAGAATATGTATAAGGTAAAAGCTCTAAAAACTTTTCAGGATAGAAATAAAAAGATGATTCCAAAAGGCAAGACATTCAAAGCAGATGACCATTATGCAAGGTTGCTAATTAACTACAAATTAGTGGAGGTAATTACAATTATCAATGAAAAACCAAAAGGAGTTATCAGGATTGCAAAGGAAAAATCAAAAGAGGTTTATAAGAAAAAGATTATTGAGCCAGAAAAAAACAAGGAAGAAAAAGTAAAAGAATATGAAGGATATGGTAAAAAACTAGAAGAGGTAAAAGTGGAACCAAGAGAAATTGGAATACTCGAAGAATCTACAGGAAAAAAAGAGAGAAAGAAAATCAGTCCAATTACAACTGATCAGTTTAAAACTAAGAAAAGAAAAAGTGGAATTATAAAAAGGAGTAGATGGTAATGTCCCTTTATGATTACAATGACATAACCGTTGATGAAATGAAAAACGAGCTAAAGATTAGTGAAAAAGTGACAGAAGATGATACCCTAATTGAAGACTTGATAAAAGGTGCTTGTGATAGTGCTGAAGAATTCTTAAATACTAATTTTGCAAGCACAGAGATAATACCAGCTTCAGTAAGAGTCTGGATTAAGAAAAGAATATGCAGGGATTATGAGCAGAGAATATCTGGAGTTAAATCTGAGAAGCTTGGAAGTCAATCTGTTACCTATGATGATGAAGATGAATATAAGGGATTAAGATTTTATAGAAAGAATCCCGGAATGTAAGGGAAAAAATTATGAGTACTTTAGGTAAACATTGGAAATGTTCAGAAAAATGTTCTGAAGAAACAAAAGAAAAATTGAGTAAATTATGTTCTGGAGAGAATAGTCCTAACTGGCAGGGTGGATTATCTTTTGAGCCTTATCCAATAAACTGGACGGAAACATTAAGAAAATCTATTAGAATTAGAGATAGATACACTTGTCAACTTTGTCAGTGTAAATGGAAAAGGGGGCAAAGAAGTTTTGTTATACATCACATTGATTATGATAAAGAGAATTGCGACCCGAAGAATTTAATAACACTTTGTGGAACTTGTCATAGTAAATTGCATGCGGAGATAAAAAAGTATGTTCAGCAAACTTAATAAGAGAATTATTTTTAAGAAACCAAAAAAAACATCTGACGGCAGGGGAGGATGGACTACTGAATTTCAGATAATAGATACTGTCTGGGCAGGAATAGATCCACTGAAAGCAGATGAAATTTCAAAATATCAATCTATTTATCCAGAAGTGAATACAAAAATAATAATAAGACATCATCCGAGTATAGCTTCTTTTGCTAATAAGTGCAGGGCATATTACGATAGCAAATTCTATGATATCAAAGGGATGATAAATCCTTCTGAAAGTGATAGATATCTTGAATTTGTTGCAGTGGAGACGGTGAATAAAAGTGGTTAAACAATTTGTAGTAAAAATAACAGATAAAATTCCAGAGATAAAAGAACTTTTAAAACGGGCTGGGGAAAGTAATATAAGAGAAGCAACTTTTAGCACTCATGATGTATTGATAGATCAAATTTTAGTAGGTACGAGATCTGGCAGATTTTATAATGTACCCGGAACAAAGAAAAAGTATCAGGCTTCTGCCCCCGGGGAAGCTCCTGCAAGAAGATTCGGAGATCTGGCAAGAGATTATAAACCTTATGTAAAAGGCTTTGTTGGGTATATAGGAGCTATGCTACTTTATGCACTTATGCTTGAAAAGGGTACAAGTGGTAAAGGAGGAATGAAGCCTAGACCTCATCTTGGTATAGCATTTGAAAAGAACAAAAATGAGATTATAAGAATATTGAGTAAGGAATATTTATAATGTCTAAAGTAATAGAAGTATTAAATAAGGTTTTAATAGATAATGATCCATTAAAAGCAATGCTGGCCAGTGCAATTTTTGATGAAGATGCTCCGGCCATTTATGACAGTTGGGCAGAGCAAGATGTTAAGTTTCCATATATAGTCATTACATATAGATTTCCAGCAGGTGATCATTGGGCAAAAAAAAGTGGAATTGCTAATGTAGATATTTTTACAAAGGGCAATTCTTCTGTTGAGGCTGAAAATATAAAGGAAAGAGTAATGAAACTCTGGGATAGAAGGAGATTTGAATCTGAAGAAAGCGGACCTGCTATAAGGGTTTATTCAAATTCAGATGGAGTTATACCAGAAGATACTCCAAATGTTGTTCATTGGAATATTGAATTTAATGTTGTTTTCTGGAGAAAGGCATTTATCAGTCAGTTAATGGGCGAATAATATATAAATAATATATTAAGAATATACTAAGACACTCAAATTTTTTGGGTGTCTTTTTTTATAGATAAAAATAAATTAAAGGAGGAAAAAAATGGGTGGAAGAAGAGATGGTTCAGGAAGAGGTACAGGAGCTAATGCTAATACAAATCCTTGTCCGACAGGAAGAGGCCCGGGAAGAGGTCAAGGTGGAGGTAGAGGCGGAGGCCGAAATAGATAATAAGTTAAATAAGAAAGGAGGATAAAATAATGGTACAGACACATGGAATAACAACTGAAACAGTTAAAAGGTTCGTCCTAGATGCTGGGGCAGTGTACCTTAATTATGATGAGGATAATGAGGCACTGCTTGGTGCAACAAGAGGCGGTAATGTTTTTCTAGTTGAACAAGATATTAGAACCCCAGATATAGATGGAGCAAGGGGGCCAGTAAAGGGAACTAGAAGAATAATTGCAATAAGGTCAAGAATAACTGCAAATTTACTGGAAATAGATGCAGATGCTCTGGTAGTAATGTTGCCAGGTTCTGCAAAAACTGATTATCCATCAGCAGAGGCAAAGACCCATGACTCAATAAAGAGAATCAGAGATATCATAGACGGTGATTATCTGACTAACGTTGCAATCATAGGCAAGGTTTCTGGAGCAGATGAAGATTTCATTGGAATAATCAAGGAAGCTCTATCTGATGAAAATATGGAACTTACTACTGCTGATAAGGAAGAAGGAGTTATAGCAGTTACCTTTACCGGACATTTTGACCCATCTGACTTAACTGAGGAACCTTGGGAAATTCGTTTCCCAATAATTTCTGAAGAGTCTTAATATTAATCTATTTTAAGAAGGGAAAAAATGAGTGATATAAATGTAGAGGAGTTAGAGCCAAGAAATCTCCAGACCAAAGATTTATTTAAGATTGCAACAATCCTTAGTAAATGTGGAGACAAATTAATGGAGGCAATGAAGGCATCGAATATTGATCTTGGAGAACTTGGCAAAAAAGCTAAAGAGATGAAAGAAGCTGGAGAAGGCAAAAAAGCTAAAGATGTAAAAGAGGGTGAAAAAACAGAAGAGGCAGAAGTTGATAAAGATGTGCAAATCTTTGGAATACAAATCTTTAGTGTCATACTATCAGTTGCAGAATCAGAGATTAAGTCCTTTATGGCTGATTTGGTAAACATGAAAGTAGAAGAATTTGATGTGCTTCCATATCAGGCCACTCTAGTAATAATTGAAAAGCTATCGAAGAAGGAGAATCTACTTGATTTTTTTCAGAGAGCTACCAAGTTAGTAGAAGTATTCAAGTCTTCAGAGAAAAAGCAGACCTCTTAATTTCAAGATATGGCTGGACAGAAGAATATATCCTGGAACTGCCATACTCAAAATATCTGAGTTACCGCAAGATTGTTGAACAAAGAATAAAAGAGGATATAAGGGCAAATTATGTATATGCTGCTTTCATTGGTTGGCAAATGGGTGCTGGTGGCAAGAAGAATTTTCCTCAATATTTACGTTATCTTAAAATTACAGGGGAATCTAAAAAGATGACTAAAAGAGAGAGGAAAGTTATAAAATCAAAGGCTTTAGCTTATGCTGCAGGAATTATTGCAAAGGATAAAAAAAGAAAAATGAAAAAGGATAAATAATGTTTGAAGCATTCTCAATTGTAGGAAGAATTGGTCTTGACGGAATTGGAAAAGTCAATGAACAATTGGGCGGTCTACAAGGAAAATTAAAAAGTATGGGCCAAAGTTTTATGGGCGTTGGCAAGAAAATGACTATGGGATTAACTTTGCCCATTGTGGGGTTAGGCACTGCTGCATTTAAGATGGCTGGAGATTTTGACCAAAACATGAGGAAAGTCAACGTCATGCTTAAAGCTACCGAAGATGAGATGAAGAATTATAAAAAGGAAATTCTTGATATGTCCAATAGAACTGGCAAAAGTGCAGAGGATATTTCAGGAGCTTTTTATATGATTGTTTCAGCAGGATTTAGAGGAGCAGACGCAATAGATATCTTAACTACTTCAATGGAAGGTGCAGTTGGTGGTGCAGCAGATGCTACGGCCACTACTGAGGCATTAACTAAAGCTATGAATGTATTTGGTCTTGAAGGAGTACTTGGAGCAAATAGAGCTATGGATACATTTTTTGGAATTGTGGACACTGGACTTTTGACTTTTGAGGAACTGGCTGTTTGCTTTCCGAGAGCATCAACTTCAGCTACTGGACTAGGAGTTACAATTGAAGAAACTGGAGCAGCTCTAGGCACATTGACTAAAGTTTCGGGTTCAACAGAACAAGCATCCACTGCTCTTAACGCAGTATTTACTCAGCTTATAAAACCATCAGCAAATCTGCAGAAATTGTATGAGGAATGGGGAGTTAAAACCGGCCCTGAAGCTATAAAGAAGTTTGGAGGACTTGCAGGAGTTATGGAGGAAATAACAAAAGTAACTGGTGGAGATGTTGCTGCATTAACAGAGTTATTTCCTAATGTGGAGGCAATTAGAGCGATCTTGCCTCTTACTACTACTAATGCAAAAGACTTTGCAGAAGCTCTTGAAACAGTAACTAATTCAACAGGTAGAGCAGGAGAAGCATTTGAAGAGATGGCACAAGGCCCGGGTTATCAATGGAATGTATTTATGCAAACGTCAAAAAATGCCTTAATTTCGATAGGAGATGTCATTGCTGAATATGTAGGTCCCTGGCTGGTGAAACTGTCTGGTTATGTTAAGGGAGCAGTAGAGTGGTTTGGAAAACTAGACCCAACGTGGCAGAAGATAATTCTGGGAATAGTAGTTGCTCTAGCAGCAGTAGGTCCAGTTCTTATGATTATTGGTGCAGCTATGATGGGATTAAATGCAATTATGGCTATAAGTCCTATAACCTGGATAATCATAGGAATCGTTGCAGCTATTGCTGCGCTGGTAGCAATCGGAATTGTGGTATGGAAAAATTGGGATAAGATTAAAAAGTTCTTTATAGACTTATGGGATAAAATAAAAGAAGCATTTAAGACTGCTTGGGAATGGATTAAAAACATGTTTCTTAACTACACTCCCTATGGTCTTATAATTCAGCACTGGGATAAGATAAAACAATTCTTCGTAGATTTATGGGATAAGGTTAAGCAGATATTTATAAATGTCTGGGAAGGAATAAAGAGTGCATTCTTTAATTATACCCCATACGGACTTGTCATATCACACTGGGAAGGGATTGTATCCTGGTTTACGGATATGTGGGCAAGAGTGAAAGAAGCGTTTGTAGTAGCAGGCCAAGCTATCTGGGATTGGATGTTAAACTGGATTCCCGGACTTAATATTATAGTTGATAATTGGGATGCCATTGTTGCAGCATTTAAAGCCGGCTGGGATAAGATATTAGGATTTTTTGTAACTATAGGAACTGCTGTAAAAGACTTTTTTGTAGGCCAGTTTAATATAATGCGGGATGCTGCGATAATAATCTGGACTGCTATATCAGATTTCTTTAAAAAAATCTGGGAAGGTATATATAATTTCTTTAAGCCAAAAATAGAAGCTGTAGTAAATCTTGTTAAGAGTCAGTTTGAAGCTGCCAAAAACATTATTACTACCATATGGAATACAATAAGCAATTTCTTTAAACAAGTATGGGAAACTATTAAAAACATTTTTACGCCACCTATTTTATTTATTAAAAATCTTATAGTAACCACTTTTAATTGGTTGAAAGATAGTTTTATTATCCCTGTCTGGAATGGCATCAAGAAGTTCTTCTCTGGATTATGGGATGATATAAAAAGTAATTTTGATAAGTTTAAGACAGCATTCCTATCGGTATGGGATAAGATTGTCGAAGGAATAAAGAGGCCTATCAATTCTATAATCGGCTTTCTAAATAAGATGATAAAAGGTTGTCAAACTGCTATCAATGGTTTAATTGGAGGCCTGAATAAAATTCACATAAAAGTACCTAGCTGGGTGGGAAAGCTAATTCCAGGACTTGCAGGAAAAGAATGGGGTCTAAAACTTGGTAAGGTTTCCTTTGGCGGAATACCTACTCTGCAAGCAGGAGGAGAAATAACAAAAGCAGGAGCAGCCATAGTAGGTGAAAGAGGCCCTGAACTACTTAATCTTCCTAGAGGTGCGGAAGTTAGGCCTATTGAAAAAACCATTGCAAAATATCAAGAAATTCATATACACAATGAATACAATGAAGAGCTTGCTTCAAAAACTTTTGCAAGGTTATTTGCTCAATATGTAGGAGTGATAAATAAATGATAGGTAATAAATATATTTATAATAACTTAACCTTAAATGATGATGATTTTAAATACAGAGTTACAAAAATTGGAGGCCTTGATAGTCCCGGAATTCGAGAAGCTCGGGAAAATAGGCCTGCTATGGATGGCCAGATAGATTATGGTACGCTATTGTCCGAAAGACTAATAAGTATCGGTGGGGAGATATTGGCAGGAAGTATATTGGAAAGAAACGCTTTAAGGCAAAATCTTTTAAATGCTTTCATAACTGATGGGCAATATCGATGGTTAAAATATCAGCCTGAAGGTTTTATACCATTACAAATTTATTGTAAAGTATTTGATACCGATGTTCCTGAAATAATTGAAGCTGATAGATTGTCAAGAATATTCACTATCAATTTACTTGCAATAGACCCACACATTTACTCACAGGAAGAATTAACAGAAACAGTTTATATTCCTTCTGCTGTAGGCGGTAGAGTATATGTAAAAGTTTATCCAAAGACTTATGGAACGATACAAACTGGTGGTAAAATTACCTGTACAAATAACGGAAATTATTCAGTAATTCCTATAGTAAAAATGTATGGGCCCCTATCAAGTCCTAAAATTAGAAATAATAATGACAGCGCAAAAGAGATATTGGTTAATTTAGTGGTTGCCGATGGCGATTATTTAGAAGTAGATTTTGAAGAAAAGACAATTATGTTAAATTCATTTTCCAGCAGATATAATTATTTAAGCAGTGATAGCGAATGGTGGAAGATTTTACCAGGTAACAATTCCATTGAATTTAGGGACGGGTTAGGTAATACAAACGGGAAAGCAGAGATAATTTTTCGCAGTGGCTGGATATAAATGTTATAATTATAAATATGATATTAGAGAAAAAAAGAAGTGGACAGCGTGGCTATATCTGTATTTGCAAATGTAGTTATTGCAGAAAAATATTCAAAAGAAATTATGTTTCTGTAAAAGGTTCTAAGCATTAATTCTGTAGCCGAAAATGTATGGGTAGATTTAATATAGGAAAATCATTTACAGAAGAACGCAATCAGAAAATCAGCAAAGCATTAAAAGGTAGGAAGCTTACAGAGGGCTGGAGAAGAAAATTAAGTGAAGCTGCTAAAGGTAGAAAGAGATTACCTCATACAGAAGAAACTAAACAGAAGATGAGATTAGCTCAATTAGGTGAAAAAAATCATAGATATGGGAAAAAGCTCTCTGAGGAACATAAAAGAAAAATAAGAAAATTTATGTTAGGGAATAAATATAGTCTGGATTATAAACCTTCTGAAGAAACCAAAAAGAAAGTGAGCAAATTTATGAAAGGTAGATATTGTGGTAAAGATAATCCCAATTGGAAAGGTGGTATATCTCCAATAAATGTAAAATTAAGAAATTCAGACAAAGGCAGAGATTGGAGATTGGAAATATTTAAAAGGGATAATTATACCTGCCAAATTTGTAATAAAAGAGGTACTTATTTAATAGCTCATCATATTAAGTCATTTGCTGATTATCCAGAACTTAGATTTGATATAAATAATGGTATTACTCTATGTGAAGAATGCCATAAAGAGATTCATAAGAAACTACAGTTAGTTAGCTAAATATAAATTAAAATTTAATATAAAATTAAGCACTCTCTTAAAGGGTGCTTTTTATTTGGAAGGAGATTATTATGGTAGAAATAGCCCCCAGTTTTTTGGATTCTGAATCTTACGCTGGGAAGTATGATAGACAGCATTGGAGAGATATACTAACTGAAGGAATAGTAGAATCAGGTGATTTAGAAGTAACTGAAAAAGGCACTCCTAATATGAGTGTAGATGTAGCCGCAGGTTCTGCCTATGTTCAGGGAGACCAATCAACGACACAGGGACATTACAGAATTTACAACGATGCTACGGTGAATAAAGCAATTGCAGCAAGCAACCCAACCAACCCGAGGAAGGACAGAGTAATCGCACAGGTAAAAGATAGCACTGACATTGGTGGTGCTTTAGACGAATGGGAAATTCAGGTTCTCACAGGAACACCTGCACCCGCACCAGTCGTACCAGACTTACCAGATGATGCACTGGATTTGGCAATAGTAGATGTTGGTAATGGGGTTACAGAAATTACAAATGCTAATATTACAGACCAAAGAAGCCAGATAGATTTGCAGAATTTAGCTTTAGCTGGTTTAGTTACAATTGCTACAGCACAAACCATAATAGGTAAGAAAACTTTTTCAGATGATATTGTTTTCAGTGGAGATAAAATAATCCAGACCAATGTAAAAGCAAGAGCTTATTTATCCTCCGACCAATTAAATTTAGTTAATGGTACTTATATAAAAGTCTTACTTGATGCAGAAACTTATGATGTGGGGGCTGATTTTGCTAATTATAAATTTACAGCACCCGTTACGGGATATTATCTAATTATTGGTTCTGTTCTTCTTACATCAGTAGTAATTAGTAAAGTCTATGATATATGCATATATAAGAATAATGCATTAGCAAGTGGTGGTGGATATATTTCCGCAACAACAGATAATGCTTTCATGAAAGTACAGGATATATTACTTCTTAATGCAACCGATTATATAGAATTATTTGTTAGGTCAATGGCAGGAGTGAATACGGTTGATATTTATGGAGCATCAACACATACTTTTATGACAATACATTTAATATCGGTATAATTATCGGTATAAATTATGTATAATGGTTTAAAAGGGAATAAAGGAATGGGTAAGAAAATGCCTAAAAAAGATTTTAAAAAAGAATTTGAAAAATTAAAAGAAACTACCGAAAATCTTAATAAAGATATTGAGAATCTTAATAAAGATATCGAGAATCTTAATAAAGCCATATCAAAAGAAGTTGTTAAGAATCTTAATAAAACATTTACAGAGGCATTTAAAGAGTCTTTTATGTTCAGGTGGATGATTAGATTTGATAATTTCTTATTTTTAATTAAGGAATTTATGAATAAAAGAAAACATAGTCGAAGATAAAAATAGAAGATTTTTAGATTTCTTAGAAGATTTGAAATTAGAGATATATATAGAAAGGCACTCTTTTGGGAGTGTCTTTTTTATTGCAAAGGAGTATTAAAATTTATAGTCTGCGTATTAAGGATATCGACAATATCTACATAGAAGAAATTACTTCGTGGAATAGCTTCCAATATTTTTGGGAATTAAATCGTGCTGGCGGTTGCAATATTTCCTTTAATATTGACGACCCTAAGTTTACCCAGAATAACTTATTTCCTGCAAGACATTTCATAGATATTTTCAGAGGGGATAGAAAACTCTGGAGTGGAGTGCTATCTGGGGTAAGTGGAAATGTGGGAGATATATCGGGAAGGTTAACTCTAACTTTTAGTGGGTATCTTGCACTGCTTGAAAAAATGGAAGTAAATCCCAGTGGTAAGATATTTACCGACATTGAGCAGGGAACTATTCTCTGGACACTTATTGATGACTTTCAGGGCTTGCCTAATGGTAATTACGGAATTACACAGGGAAGTGTTACTACAGGAATAAAAAGGGATAGAGAATATTCTCCATTCAAAAACGTATATGAAGCCTTTATACAAATGACTGAAGTTATAAATGGCTGCGATTTGGAAATTACGCAAAATAAAGTTTTGAATGTCTACGCTCATCAGGGCAGGCGACTTGAAGCTATAGTTTTTGAATACGGAAAGAATATAACTGGACTTAATTTTAATTTTTCTATGAAGGATTTGGTAAACCAGGCAAACGCAATAGGGAGCGGAGAGGGAATTGACTTGCTTTATAGTGTTGCTCACAATATGCAGAGCCAGGAAATTTATGGGCTTATGCAAGAGTCCTTTTCTCATTCAGATGTAAAAGAATTAAATACCTTAGCCGAGCATGCTAAAAAATATGTAGAGGAATATCCAAACCCTACGCAAATTTATGGGTGCGATGTGAGGGATACTATAGATACAGTATTAAAATCTTATAGCGTTGGAGACGAGGTAAGGCTGCGAATAAAGAAAGGATATCTTGACATTGATACATATAGGCGAATTAAAAAATTATCGGTATCAGTTGACAGTAATGAGGTTGAAAAAATAGCAGTTGAATTTCAGTAAATATATGTAGACAAATAATTCTTTATATGGTATAATTCTTTTTATATTAGAATAACAGAAAGTAGTTTTATGAAATATAAAAAAAGAATAAAATGTAAAGAATGTGGTAAGGAAATTTGGAAAAGAGGGAATAGAAAATATTGTAAAGAATGTACAATCATTATTCGTAAAAAGACAATTGCAGATTGGAGAAAAAACAATCCAGAAAAATTCAAGAAAATTAGAGAAAAAACATATTTAAAATATAGAAAAAAATATATAAAATGTCAACAAGAAAGATACAATAGGCTCAAGCCAGAATTATCAAAATACTGGCATAAGCGATATAAAAATATAAAGACACAAGGAATATGTGTACGATGCAAAATCCCTCTTTCAGTAGAACGTAGAAATAAAAAAAATGTTATGTGTTATGCTTGCACACAAAAAAACATAAAACTACAAAATAAATTACGAAAAGAAAGACGGAAACATTTTTTATGTGTTTATTGTGGTAAATCTATAATTATTCAAAATAAATATTTTCTGTGTGAAGAACACTTATTAAAGACTATGGCTCGTGCAAATACTGGTTCATCAAAGAATTGGCTATATCTAAAAGAACTTCTTAAAAAACAAAATTATAAGTGTATCTATTCAGGTAGAGAACTTATCATAGGGAAAAATGCAAGTATTGACCATATAATTCCTAAAACCAAAGACGGGGAAAATTCTATTGAAAATATTCAGTGGGTTGATAGACAAGTTAATTTTATAAAAAGAGATTTAAATCATCAAGAATTTCTATCTATTATTGAACTAATTTATAATAAGATATTTATAGAAAAATAAAGTATTAGCAACATAATAATTTTCAATATTAATTTAAACACCAAAAAAGGTGTTTTTTTATTTGAGGTGAAAATTTTGAGTATTACTAAATACAGCCCTGAAGATATAGCCTATCTAACTGAAAGACTTAACAAGATTGAATCTGAACTTAGAGCCTTAAAAATGGAAGACAAGGCTCATCATACAGCGGTGAAAGACGGGGCTTTTAGAGTGATTGATGATTCCGATAGTGAGCGTCTAAAAATGGGAAAACTAATTGCTGGAGTTTATGGCATAAAAATATATGATTCTGTCGGTGGGTTAATTATGGAAATTTCAGATGATGCGGTAACTGGAGTAACTTCTATAGCTGTGCAAGCAACTGCTCCTGTAGGGCCTTCTGATAAAGATGTTTGGATGGATATTTAAATGGTAGCAATAGCAAAATATTGGGATGTCGGTTCTGCTACTTGGAAGAGGATTAAGTCAACTAGATGGTGGGATGATGGTAATAGCAAGTGGAGTAAGAAAAATGCGCTGAAATACTACGATTTAGCAACCGATAAATGGATAGCAATTGAAACTAAACAGCCTACTAAACTTGATGATGATGACCACATAACAAGGGCGCTCTGGCATTTTGATACTGGTTCTGGAAATATCTGTCATGATTCAAGCGGAAACGGACTTGATATAAATAGAATTTTATATGCTCAACAACCGGTTTGGGCAAGTGGATACTTTTATAATAGCTTATATTTTACAGATGATAGGATTAATGCTCCAGACCACGGAAGTTTGTATAATTTTGCAGATGATGATGATTGGCAGATAGATGTAGTATTTAAACTTCTGGGTTCAGTGCCTTCTGAAAATAAGGTTTTTATAGGTTATTATGGTGGGGCAACTAATAGCTGGTGGGCAGGGACAGAAGAAAATACTGGAAAATTACAGTTATTTGTTAGAGATGCAGCAGGCAATAGCGATGAGATTTTAGGTACAAGTAATGTTTATAATGGAAACTGGATTAAGGCAAGTTTTGTGAGAGAAAATGGAATTATAAAAATCTATCATAATGGGAATTTGCAAAATTCAAAGGATGATAATAACAATGCTGGATATAATATTCCGAGACTTAATATTGGTTGGTATCTTTCAGGAACTTTTCCTGAATATGCGATAGATTCTGGCTACATTGATGAGATAAGAATTATGAAAGGAATTTGTATAACAGGATTAACATAATAATAGAAAACATATTATTGATAATCTGCCTCCTAATTTTAGGAGGTTTTTTATTTGGAGGTTAAATGGCAAATAAAAATAATACAAAAGAGAAAGCTACCATACAAAAATTATATGATGAAATTATCCCGATAGTGACAACTATAGCGGGGCAAACCGTAGAATTAAAAGATATTAAAGATGACCTGGATAATATTAAATATGATATGAAATCTAAAATATCAATAAAGGCTTTTATCTCCTGGCTATCTGCACTATCAATAGTTATAGGAATTGTGATTACAATAATATCTATGAGGTAATTATATGTCAATTTATATAGGACAAAGTTTAGATCCTTCAGGGGTAATTAAAGGAGTTCAAATAGCAGAACATAGATTACTTTTTCCCATTGATATACATTTGGCCAATGATAAATTAAGACACCAGATAGCCACCAAAAAATATAAAGATGATACCATAATGTCTAATGGTGGTATTTCTTTAATTGATTTTATAGATCAATGTAAAACGCAAAATGTTATCCCTATAGTTAATCTAAGTTTTTTTAGAGGGGATAGGAAAAATAATTGGACTTCACTAATACCGCCAGAACAATATGGAAGATGTAGCAGGATAGTAGCTGACCTTCTGACAGAGAATTTTAACTTGGCTGTAATAGCGCCTTTAAATGAACCTAGAAAATGGTTAGATGATAATACTACGGGTATTTATACGAAATTTGCCTATAATTCACTTACTCCTTTACAACATTCCAAGATTAAATTTTCAGTAGGTAATGAAGAATATTTTGTTAGTCTATTCCAGCACTTAGGTAATATATTTCGAGGTAAACTCAATGTAATGTTTGGAGCTCATCTTCTTTCAAGTATGGGGGACTGGGACAATCCCAGAAAATATTTTGCTAGAATTTCAGATTGGAAGAATTTAGCAGATAGCTATGGATTGGGAATTTTAAATATTGAAGGTGGGAGCTGGTTTGAATCTTATTGCACTTATGAAGGACATAATATAAACAAGGATATTATAAGAATTAGCAAACAGACCGGTTATTGGGCTTCCAATATTGTAGTTATAGATAATAATAACATACCCAAATACAGGAGGCTTGGTTATAGAAAATACAATAATGAATACACTCAGATTATATCTGAGCCAATGATGAATAAGAGTACAAGTTATTTCCAGGATTTAATGAATTTTATAAAAAGGGAAGGACAGAAAGTACCAATACCAGAACCAATAATAATTGAGGGGGAAGATATGTTTAAATTAAAAGATTTACAAATAGGAAGTAAGGGAAATCAAGTTAGAGCCCTACAGGAAATTTTAATGCTTGAATATGGATTTCCAAATAATTATGATGATCCCTTTGATGGAAAATTCGGAAATTTTACAGATAAACAAGTAAGAGAATATCAACAAGCCAATAGACTTAAAGTTGATGGCTGGGTTGGAATTAATACAATGACTGATTTGATTTTGGGTGTGGATAGAAAACCCGTAGTAGATAGAAAATTTAGTACAGATTATTGGTTTAAAAAATTGCAAATATATATGGCTTATGAATGAGGTGAGAAATAAAAATGATTCATTATACAGATAATTATGATACAGCGGGAACTCCAATTAAAGAATTTATAGATATGTGTGATTGCGGATTAACTGGTGGTTGCGAAAAATGTAATCCAAATCTTGATTGGCATTATAAATATATAAGAATACTAAATTATGAATAAACAAGAATATTTAAAATATTTTGATAGCTTAGGTTATAAAGTCTCCGACCCTGCACATTACAAACTTATAGTTACTGATTTTCAAAGGCATGTTGGAATAAAAGCTGATGGTGTCATTGGCCCGATAACTAAAGGTAGAATGGAAATATTCGATAAAGATAATTTCTGTCCAGAAGTATTTGAACCAGTACTGGGAAATATTGAAAACATAGATTGCTATGAACTTGAGAAATATTGTCTTACCCAGAAACTATCTGGTCTATCGTGGGCCTTTATAGATGCTCAAAATTTCTATGATGTAAATGTACTGCATAATATAGCCCATGCTGTTTTAGAGAGCGCAAGTGGAACTTCCCTTATAGCACGAATGAAAAATAATCTTTATGGTTTTAAGGCTTATGATAGTTCGCCTTATGCCAGTGCTGGAAAGTTTAAAGATTATCCAGATTGCATAGATACCTGGACAAAATGGTGGGTAAATAATTACCTGATAAAGGAAGGTAAATACTACAATGGGAATAATGAAAAAGGTGTAAATGTCAGATATGCAAGTTCGCCAATTGCCGGAATTTCGAAATCTTTTATTGTGCAACAATTAAGGAAAAAGATTAAGCAATCTTAGTACTCCTATTGCAGGAATAAATATAACTGTTATAATTAATAATAGTTATAAATCTTTATAGGGAGAACAATGTGGCAAGACAGTTTACAGAAGAACATAAAAAAAAATTGAGCGAAGCTCATAAGGGTAAGATATTATCAGAAGAACATAAAAAGAATATTGGAAAAGCTTTAAAAGTAGCAGTAAATAAAGGCAAATTTCTGAAAGGTCAAATCCCTTGGAATAAAGGGAATAGGGCTACTTCTAAATGTAAATGTGAAATATGTGGAAAAGAATTTTATAAACGGAATTCTGAAATAAGAAGAAGTAAACACCATTATTGTAATATTGAATGTTCAAGCAAAAGATTAGGGATACCTGAGTTAAATCCTAAATGGAATGGTGGCAGAAAAACTTATAACGGATATTATGCATTATTAAGACCTGAACACCCATTTGCAAATAAAGCAGGATATGTTTATGAACATAGATTAGTAATGGAAAAGATTTTGGGTAGATATTTAAAGCCAGAAGAAGTAGTACATCATATAGATGAAAATAAAAAGAATAATATTATAGAAAATCTTATGTTATTTGAAAATTGTGGTAAACACACACAACACCATGCACAGTTAAAAACAACATAATAAAGTTACATATATAAAAATATAATAATGAGCACTTGAGAAATCGGGTGCTTTTTTTATAGTACAAAACTTTAGAAAGAAATTAGACAATGCTAATTGAAATCAATTCTAGGCTTGCAACAGAGCTTCTTATAATAATGGCACAAAATGGAAACGTTATGAGTGATGAGTGCCGGGAATTTAAAGAGAAATTAGAGAAAACGAAATAATGCTAAAACAAAAAATATTAAACTTCATAAAGCGTATATCATTAAAGATATATTTAAAACTAGATAATAGACATTCTAAGATATATAACGAATATGTTAAGGATAGGGTAATAGCAGAATTTCATTATTAAGTTTGCCCGACGGGGCAATTGGCGGTAGACGTACTGCTTCGGGTAATTAGGGCTTTATGCTCCGAATTAACGAGCATCGGAATATCCTATCCGGTAAGGGGTATTCAGTATAAAGTTAATTACCCATAGGGTTTGACGGTAAGTTGCTTGATAAAAACGACCTCTCATCAATCAACTAAATCCCGCACAATTCCTTTGTCGCATGGAATAGCAAAACCGTCAACAAATTGCCGATAAATTGCCGATAAATTGCTAGAAACTTAACAATTTTGATAAGTTGTCTGGTAAATATTAATCTAACAAGGAGGCTATTATTTTTGACAAAAACAGTATTGAGACTCACCTTGTAATAAATGATTTACACGCACCATATTATCATAAAGAGATACTTGACTTAGTATTAAAGTTTGCAAAGAACTTAAAACCTGACAAACTGATTAACTTGGGAGACCAGGTGGATTGTCCGTCAATCTCTAAATTTGATAAAAGAGCCGATAGAGTAACTACCATAGCACAGGATTTTAAAGCTGGTTATGAGACAAACGCTAAGGTATCGGACGCAGTCGGCAAAGCGGATAAAATATTCCTATTTGGAAATCACGAAGACAGATTCAATAGTTATTTATCAGCTCACCACGCAGTAGAAGGCCTTATCAATATGAACGAAAAGATAGGGCTTAAAGACTACGGCTATAAATCAATCCCCTATGGAAGCGAGTATGTATATAATGACTTTCACTACCAGCACGGTACGAGTGCGAGAAAGTTTGCCGGATATACTGCTAAGAACGAACTATATGAACAATGGGTAAGTGGGATAATGGGGCATACCCATAGGGCTGGTTTTTGTTGTGCTTCAAATAAATCAGGCGGTGATTTTGGATTCTGGGAGAATGGTTGCCTGTGTGATTTTAAATTGGCTTGGGAATGGTTTAAAAAACCTTTCCCCAACTGGCAATACTGCATATCAGTAGTCAAATTCGTTAAAGATAAATTTAATGTACATCAGATTATAATACCACGAAAGCATCCGTTTATCCTATACGGCAAACATTATTATACATTGTAGAATTAGTACAACATTGTACCAAAAATATAACTGTAATTAAAGTTGACTACAATTTGTATATAATTGACTACAAAATGTATTCGATATAAGTTTCAATTCTATACCTGTTTCAACAAACGTTGAAATATAGGGATTTAATGAAACAAGTTTACAACTATAAATCTATTCACTAATTAAAGTTGTTCACTAGTTGTGAACAAGGAGAATAAGTTATGCCAAAATTAAAATTAGAATTTGATACCGCAACCGACCAGGAAGAATATTATAATGCCATAAATGGGGGAAGTTATAGATACTTACTCCAAGACCTGGATAACTGGCTAAGGGATATAACTAAATATAACTCATATAATAATACTCCCGAAGAACAGGATTTTGCCAGTAAGGTGAGAGATAAGCTATATGACCTGCTGGAAGAAGAAACCCTAAAATTATGGGATTAATTCAGATAATCATAAAAAATTATGACTTTATGAAATGATTATATGGTCTAAAACATAGACACATTTTAATAAGTGTAAACGTTTTTGACCAATTAGAAAGGATAACAGAATTGACAACTATCGGAGATAATAAAATGAATACATCCGAATATTGTAAATTGGTAGATGAAAATATTTGTCCTGATTGCGGTGCAGAATTACAAAATGGGGGGAACTGCCCTTACTGTATTGTATGTGGATTTTCTAAATGCTAGGAGGTGAAATAATGGAATTTAGTTTTATGTTAGATATTAATTTGCTTACATTTCTTTTAGGTTTTATAGTTCTGGGAATTTGGCAAATAATAAAAATAAAAGTAAATGTAGACCCAAAACTAATTATAGGAATCAATGGTGCAATTGCTGTTATATTTGCTATATTGGTAGTGGCTGCAAAACTTGACACAAATGTATTTTCTGTAATGGTAAAAGCTGGGGCTGTATTTGCTGCAGGTTCTTATTTTGATGTATTAAAGGTTTATGGTGTGGTAAAATAATAAGTAATAGATCCTAGAACGCCTCTTAACAATGCGGACCAGTTTAGGACAGTCCCGAATGGGAAGCGCTTATCCCGACGCCTTTGTATCGGGATTTTTTAATGGGGCTGTAATGGTTCGGGCAGGTTAATTTTGGAATGTGTTTCACGTTCGGTTAGTCTAGTCAACGTGATGTTCGATTCATCACCACGTCCACCAATTTGGGTAGTGGTATATCAATATTAATTATTGGTATATTGCTACCCTATTTTTTTTGCCCTAAAATTTGTTGTTTATATTGTCAAAAAGTTTTTCTAATTAAATAAAATTTCTATTGACAATCTAAAAATAACCTTTATAATGAGAAATATGAATAATTTAAATGAAATTTTATATCAGAAACGCATTACAAAAGCTGAGCTTGCAAGACAATTAAATGTAAGTCCTCAACGTGTCAATAACTGGACACAAGGTAAAAATTATCCACGTAGAAAATATATTAAACTTATATCAGTATATCTAAATATTCCAATTGATAAATTATTTTTTAACGAAGGCGAAATATAAAGAGAATAAAGATATTAATATAATAAATTAAAACTAATGCGTAAAGATTTAAGAGAAATGCACAAAAAAATAATGACAGGAGAAGGTAATCCTCGCTGGAATAATGGGGTTTCTGAATATCCTAACCATATCTTATTAAAGAAAAGAAGAATTGAAGTTTTAAAAAAATCAAAAGGCAAGTGTGAAATTTGTGGTAAACCTGCAAACCTAGTTCATCACATAGATGGAGATAAGAGTAATCATTCTATAGATAATTTAATAGCTTTGTGTAGAAATTGTCACGATCCATTGCATTGTAATAGTGGGGGTAAATCAGTGAAGGGTAGGCCTACCAAATATGTTCTTAAATACGATATACCGATAAGAATAATAGCAAATAGATTTGGGGTTTCAAAAGGTACTATTTATTACTGGCTTAGAATTCCTGAGAAGAAAGAATGGTTAGAAAAACAATTATCAGAAATTATATAGATTGTAATTATTAATGAGGAGGAAGAAATGACAAAAGAAGATTGGGAAAAAGAAATCCAAGAATATCATCCGATTATAACTTATTTTCCTAAGGAGCAATGGCCAGAGGTTACTCGTTTTAATGGTTACTTGCCATTACCACCGAAAGGAAGAAATGTATAAATTTAAAAGTTGGTTAAGGAAAAGGATACTGTTTTACAAATTTAAAAAGATAGCAAAAGAAATGTATGGATTACAAAGAAGGATACGGGAAAGGATATGGATAAAAAGATTTGGGGGATAAGATATGCTGTTTGTTTTAATTATAAAGCGTATATATACGGGCAATTTTAAGAGTAATGATTAGAAGTAATAAAGAGTACTGGCAAGAGACATTAGAGCGCTACAGGGTCAGTAAACGAATTAGGAGGATAAGGAAGAAATTGAAATTAGGAATCAAAGATTTAGCAAACCAAATGGGTTATTCAAGACAGTATATAAATAATGTTCAAGAAATAATTATTAAATCAAATAAAGACTTTATAAATAAATTAGAGGATTTAGAAGAAATAAATAAAACCACCACCCATAATAATGACAACGGGGATAGGAGCGTCCAACTATCCCCGGGAGGTAACAATGAATAAACTAAAACAAATTTTAAAGGGAATTATAAAACTAATAAAAGAAATGAATCGTGCTTATTTAAGGGAGTGGCACGAAACCAAATAACAATGCTTGAATACGAAGACATATTAAATTGGGAAAAGGTAAAAATGTTAAAAACTGTGCCACTAGAAGGAATATACAGAACAACGAAAAAAATAAACAGAAAGTGCAATACCTGCAGCGAATACAATAAAGGTAAATGTATTCACGTAGGTATAATTACTAATCCTAATTTTGGTTATTGTTCTTGGCATAAAGGAAATGATAAGGAAAACAAAAGAGATTATAGGAGTTTGAAATGAACAACAATTTTACAAAAGAATATATAAAAGAATGTGATTGTGAAGAGATACAGAGGTTAAGAAAAAAATTAAAAGTTTGGGATTTATGCTTTGACAGATTTTATAAATTTAAGATAGATATTTTAATGGTAAAGACGTTGCCTAATAAATTTTGGAAAACATACGCAATGTCTGAACAAAAATACATGGGCGCTGATTATAGTAGGAATAGGGGGAAGGTTGTCTGGCTACCCACGGGCGACCAGTTAGATGAGGAGATAGTAAGGATAAGCGAGAAAAGTTATTGGTCTTATAGGATTTCAGTATTCTATAGCCCATTTGTTAATTGGCGTTGTGGTGTATTTAAACCCCAAGAAGAATTTACGGAATTATATGTATTAAACAGTAACCCCCTCATAGCTAAAATAAAATTACTTAAACAATTACTAAAATGAAAACAAAAACATTAAAAATTTGTAATAAATGTCTATGTGCTACTTGTAGTGATAAGGATTGTAAAAGTATGCAATGTGATATTTGTAATTCAATTCCAGTAAGAGAATGTAAATATTATAAAAAATGGGATGAGGAAATATGGAAAATAACAAAGAAGAACAATTAGTTATAGAACCCATAATTGGATATAGAACTTTTAATATTGTCTGCATTAATAAAAGAAAAAAAGAATTTAGATTAAAAGGTATAGGTATTGGTGATAAAGCCGAATATTGGAAAAATGATATAAACATTGCTAAGTGTTTAAAGAATAAAAAACACAAAGTTCCTGATTTTAATTGTGAATGTGGATTTTATATATATAAATATAAAATGGATTTTATTGATTATATTAAAAGATTAGAAGAACCAATTGCTGGTGAGGTTGAAGCCACTGGTAGGGTGATAGAACACAGGGACGGGTATAGGGCGGAAAAAGCAAAGATAAAGAAGTTGATACTATGTTTTGATAATGAATTATCTATAAGATGTACTGAAAAACCTAAAAGGAAAAAGATAAAAAAGAAAGAGAAAAATGAAGAAGAACAGTTAATGCGAACTTGGTACGAGGCAATGCAACAGGCATTAGCACAACAGTCAGCATTTCAACAAACCCTTGGTGTATATCAACATCAACAAACGCCACAGCCCTCACCACAACCACCATTCAATTCTTCATGGTGGGGTAGTGGTTCGTTAGAATCAAGTATCGGAACATTTAAAGAAGAAGATATTATTAAATCATTACAAAGTTACTACAAAGTACCAATTATTTATTATAAAGATTATTTAGAAAAGGAGTTATTCAAATGACATACATAGGAGAACCAAAAAGAATTTTAAGGGTAGAGCCAATCGTCAAACCGAAAGAACTACCAGTTAAAGAACCAGAAAAATTACCAGTTAGGATAAATAAATGAATAACGAAAATCAAAAAGAGATAGATAAATTCTATGAAGAATACGGAAGAAATAAGTACAAGGAAATTAATGGTAAATGCTTTAAGAATAAAAAGAAATGTCCGTATACCAAAAGTGGATCGTGTCGTGGTTGGTGTATGGGGTAGGGGATTTAAAAATGAAGAAAAAAAATATTGAAATATTATATAAGAATATGGATTCACACGCAAATCTGCTGGACGCCAGAGAAGCCATAAACGATACGATAAGAAGTTCAAGGAAAGCACTAAGACACATACATAAATCTCTGGAATATAGCAGGATTGCAAATAAGCGAATATCGGAAATAACAAGGGACGAGGCGGCGTGAAAACCGCCTCTCCTAAAAAGGAGGAAAAATGCAAGCAGGATTAGAACCAAAAAGTAAAGAAATAACTATTAAAAAATTAGGCAGAACTTATGAAATAGAATTTGAAGAAGGTAAATCTATTTTATGGTTAGAAAAAGAAGAAATGATTGTACTTAGGGATAAGATAAATGATGTCTTAATAGAAAAAGATATTAAACTTGATATGTTAAGGGAAAAGCAGGATTACATTGATGAGGTTAAAAGAGCAGGCGGAAAGGTTGAATAATGAATGAAATAATTGAAATAAAAACTTGGTTATTCATATTAGTTTTTATGGGAGCAGTTTTTTATGGTGCATTTATTTATATTGGATTAATTCCGTTAATT